GGAGCACCAGCACCAAGGGGTCAAGTTCCAGGAGCACCAGCACCAAGGGGTCAAGTTCCAGGAGCACCAGCACCAAGAGGTCAAGTTCCAGGAGCATCAGCACCAAGAGGTCAAGTTCCAGGAGCACCAGCACCAAGGGGTCAAGTTCCAGGAGCACAGGTTCCATAAATTACTAATTCTAGATAATTTAATTAATAAATTTAATTAATAAATAAAATAATAAATAAAATAATAAAATAAATTATAAATTAAACCCACACACATCATCACTAGGCAAACATCCTTGAGCACTCCACATATTGGGACTTGCTCTTATTTGATTATTATTTTCGTTACAACCCTGTAATGAATTACTTCCTAATAATGGATTTTCTCCAATATTATTTTGAACTAATAATTGTTGTGGAGCAGCCTGTTGGGAGGAAGCATGTTGGGAGACAGCCTGTTGTGGAGCAGCCTGTTGGGAGGCAGCCTGTTGGGAGGAAGCCTGTTGGGAGGAAGCCTGTTGGGAGGCAGCCTGTTGGGAGGAAGCCTGTTGGGAGGCAGCCTGTTGGGAGGCAGTCTGCAGTGAAACTCCTGGTAATAATAATTGATTATCTCCTTCCAATGACAAATGATTTCCAAATTCTTCCACTGTATTTGCTGGTTGTGGGTGTTGTTGTTGTTGTTGTCGTGGTTGTTGTTGTTGTTGCTGTATTTGATTAATTATTATATCATTTGCATTTTCTGCATCACGTTTAATCTCTAAAACTTGTTCAACATTAACACCCATCTGATTACCTTGTAATACATTATTTACGGCTTGTACTACTTGGTTATTAGCATTAGAAGCATTTAATAACTTTTGAGTATTTGGTTCATTAACTACTTCATTATTACGTTTTTTAGCCTGTTGAACTGCCTGTGTTAAAGCATTTAAAGCGTCACCTTGAATTACCACTTGCTGTTGCTGTTGCTGTAATTGTTGCTGTTGCTGTAATGGTTGTTGCTGTAACTGTTGCTGTTGCTGTAATTGTTGCTGTTGCTGTAATTGCTGTTGTTGCTGTAATTGTTGTTGCTGTAATGGTTGTTGCTGTTGCTGTTGCTGTTGCTGTTGCTGTAATTGCTGTAATTGTTGTTGCTGTGTTTGTTGCTGTTGCTGCGATGGTTGCTGCTGTTGTTGCTGTAATTGTTGTTGTTGCTGTTGCTGTTGCTGCGATGGTTGTTGCTGTTGCTGTTGCTGCGATGGTTGCTGCTGTTGCTGTTGCTGCGATGGTTGCTGCTGTTGTTGCTCTTGTTCTTTAGCTTCATTTAAAGCATTTTTAACGGCATTACCAACAATTTCCGATATTTCTTTTTTATTATTATTATTATTATTTGATTTATTTACACTATCAACAACAACTTTTACTACTGTTTGTGGAGATTTATTATTTGAATTAATAACATCTTTTAATGAATTGGAAACTTTATTAGCTATATTATTTTTATCATTATCACTTATTTTAACATTATTAAGACCGTTTGATAATTCATTTTGTACATTATTTAAAATATTATTTAAATTATTATCGCTTAAATTTAATACTGAATTATCTGACGGTTCTCCAGAATTTAATCTTTGTACTGAAACTACAAATGCAATTGCTAATAATAAAGCTTTGATTGGGTCTAATAAACAAACTAAACATATAGCAACTATTAATACAACTCTAACACTATTATTGTTTAATAAACTTAGTGATTCAGATGGTAAAAAGTTTACTACAATTATGTATAATACAATTAATCCTGAAATAGAATATGATACAGCTTTATTTTCAACAAAAGAATTATTATATCCATTTGAAATATTATTTGAAAAATTATTTAAAGATTTATTAACAGCTTTAAGATTAGAAACTTTACGACTCATTTATAAAATAATAAAACATTTTATTTTCATAATTAACTTTAATTAAAAATAAATTAAAAATAATTAAAAATAATAAAAACATTTTATTTTCATAATTAACTTTAATTAAAATAAATTAAAAATAATTAAACTATTAGTTAAATTCTATAACTAAAAATAAATAATAATAAAATTGAAATATATTAAATAAAATAATATAATAAATATAATTATGACATCAATAGGCCAACGTGGATATAGTATTTTAAAAGAAAACCTATCCCCATCGGAATTAACGTCTATTAAGAAGGAATTAACCGTAAAACCATTTATAAATGAGGGCTATGGAGCGGCACCAAATGCTTTTCCGATATATTGTGAAAGTGTGCGAAAATTGTATTTACCAAGATATTATGGATTAGATAAATTTGGTCCACCAGATAATAATAAATTATCCTCAGGACAATCTATAAATATAAATTTTTCTAAAAATCTTAAACCTAAACAGCAACCTATTGTTGACGCATTTTTGGAAGCATGTAAAAATATTGGTGGAGGGATTATATCTATACCATGTGGTTATGGGAAAACTGTTATTGCATTATATATTGCCGCGAAATTAAATCTTAAAACATTAGTTGTAGTTCATAAGGAGTTTTTATTAAATCAATGGAAAGAGCGTATTCAAGAATTTATCCCAGATGCTAAAATAGGTCGTATTCAAAGTAATAAAGTATTTGTAGAAAATTATGATATTGTTATTGGGATGCTACAGAGTATTTCTATGAAAGAATACGATGATAATGTGTTTTCCGATTTTGGATTAGTAATTTATGATGAATGTCATCATTTGGGAGCAGAAACATTTTCTAAAGCATTATTAAAAACCAATGCTAAATATACATTGGGATTATCAGCAACTCCGACACGTGCAGATGGATTATCTAAAGTATTTTATTGGTATTTGGGTGAAATAGCATATGTAATTAAGAAGCGGGATGATAATGATGTGGATGTTAAAATGATATGCTATGAAAATAATGAAGAATCCTATAGTAAAGAATTATTAAACTTTAAACAAAAACCAAATTCCGCTAAAATGATAAATAATATATGTGATTTTTTCCCAAGAACCCAGAAAATATTAGAATATGTAACTAGCTGTAATAGTGAAGGTCGTAAAATATTATTATTGAGTGATAGACGTTCACATTTAAAAATAATTCACGAATCTATAACTAAATTAAATAAATATAGTTGTGGATTTTATTTGGGTGGGATGACCGAAAATCAACTTCAAGAAACCGAGACTAAAGATGTTATTTTAGGTACATTTTCTATGGCAAGTGAAGGGTTTGATTGTAAATATCCATTAGATACTATTATATTAGCATCACCGAAAAGCAATATTGAGCAGGCTGTTGGGCGTATTTTGCGACAAGAAATTAAAGATAGAAAATTTATTCCTTTAGTAATTGATATTTGCGATGAATTTTCACTATTCGCAAAACAAAAAATCAAACGATTAAACTTCTATAAGAAAAATAATTACAATATAGCATTTTATGATAACGATGATAACAAATTAAATATCGAAGTGTATAAATCTAAGAAAAATAAAAAATATGGTAGTGGCGCAACAGGAACCACACAAGAAGCGGAACTAGATTTCTTACCAGATTGATTAATTTAAAAATCATAATTATGCGTTGTCGCCACGGGCTTCCCTCTCCCCCGAGGTAGCTGGCCCATCCCGCGGGCAGACCTTTTGACCCCCTTTTAATTTATTTTGATTTCTTTTTATAAAATTAGAACGTTTAGAACGTTTAGAACTAATTGAACGTTTAGAACTGGTTGAACGTTTAGAAAGTGTTGAACGTTTCAGAACGGGTTGATAGTTTTGAAAATTTAGGAATTTATAATATTAAACAAGAAAATAATTTTAATTTAATTAAATAATTTTAATTTAATTACATTTATAATTTTATTTTTTTGATAAAACATACTTTTAAAAAAAGTATTACAAAATATACTTTTAAAAAAAGTATTACAAAATATACTTTTAAAAAAAGTATTACAAAATATACTTTTAAAAAAAGTATTACAAAATATACTTGCTTTAAAAGAAAGTATCGCAAAGAATTTTTGATAAAACTTTTTCTTAAAAAGTTTATTTTTTCTTAAAAAGTTTATTTTTTCTTAAAAAGTTTATTTATTCTTTCAAAATCTAATATTGGTAAAATTGGCTCACATTCCCAAAAATAACGTTTATAATAATATGATAATTCAAATGTATCTGGATAATAATCAACTATTTCACTATCACTATCCATTAATTTTCTATATTTAATTGGAATTAAATTACGACTTGTTTTTGGAAAAATACCAAGCATCTGAACTATAACATTATATGGTTTATTTTTTTTTATTATAATATCATTAATATTATTTTGATTTTGAAAATATTTAAAAATGTCTTTTAGAGTTGGACTATATAAATAATTATATTTCCAAGACCAATTAGAACATCCATTAAAGTAATACTCGAATACCCATTTTAATCCAGTTAAATAATTTAATACCACATTTTCAATTTCATCAAATTCATATATTTTCAAACATTTTTCGTAATATTTTAATTCCCAGCCCTTTTTTCCAATATCAATATATTTTTCAGCATCTTGATTTAAAATTGGATAATTATTATGTATGTCTAGTTGTCTATTTAGTTCTGTATTATTACTTGTATTACGTGGATTATTATAAAATTTATTATATTTAAATTTTTTACGCTTTTGAGAAAATTCAATCAGTAATTTATCCTCATCGTTTTCCAAAAGTTTAAATAAAATAAATAATCCTTGATTATTAATTTTTAATTTACCATTTTGTTCACTAATTAATGTTAATTTATAATTTATAAATACCTCCATATATTTATCTAATAAATATGGCAAACTTTTATTCCTTAAGCTAATAGATGTTAAATGTGGAATAAAATCATTACCAACAAATAAACATAGAAATATATAATCATTAATTAATACCTTATTATATTCTTCTTTATAAAGAAATGTGCTATCTTTTTGTAATATAATATCCTTTAGTTCCATTATAATGAAAAATTTTAGAATATCTATATTTAAAAATAAATATTTCTCTGGAATTACCTTACCAAATTCAACAGATTCTCGTAACAAATATATATTATTTTTACCACTAACAAATGATAACATAATTAAATCAGCATCTAATCCATATATTACTAGATTTCCATTAAATATATTATTTTTTATATAATCTAATATTTTATGCTCTCCTTCCCCAGGCGTATTCATATCACTAAATATAACATTTATATTACTATATATACTATTATTTGATATTTCATGGTTTATTTTAGATGATAAATTATCCATAAATTCAGTTCCAGGTGAAATTGCATTAGTATTCCAATTATTATAATTTACTGGTTCTCCGCATTTTTCTTTAATATTATTGGTAATTTGGGTTTCAACTACACTTTTATATCTTCTAAATCTTTGCTGATTCATTTTAGCACATGGCGCAACACCATCAATAGCTATATATAATAATTCTGGATTAACCATATTAACTAATTTATTAATATAATTAATAGTCTCGTTAATCATTTTTAACTCTAATTTATCATTATTTAATCCATTATATTCACTCATTATTTTACGACAACATGGATGAATAGCACAATTTAAATCTAAAAATAATGCATTAGATTTATTATTATTAATATTCTTAATAATAATATCAGGATATTTATCTGAGATTATTTTAAAATATAACGGAATACCCATATTATATTATATTTGGTATACAATACTATAAACTTAAATAAATAACAAAAAAAATCTATAAATCAATTTTAAAAATACAATTAAATATTATCAATATTATCCATACTATATTCTTTACTTTGTTTCTTATCATTTTCATATTGTTTAAATGATTCATATTGTTTACTTGAATCATATTCTTCATTATCACTCTCATTATCACTCGCATTATCACTCGCATTATCACTCGCATTATCACTCGCATTATCACTCGTATTATCACTCGTATTACTATTATTTGTTATATTCATAGTTATATTATTATTATCACTCGTATTACTATTATGTGTTATATTCATAGTATTCATAGTATTATTATTATTATTATTATTTTCACTATCACTATTATTAATATTATGTTTAGCATCATGTTCATCTAACTCATTGTATAAATTATCATACGATATTTTTTCAATTCTTTCAGCTTTCTTTGTTTTTTGAGCTACAAAACATATATCATCATCCTGAATAATATTAATTTTTGGAAATGCAATCTTATTTTTTAAATAACTAAGTTGTGATTGATTAAATTTTTCAATAACATCTACCTTATTTTTATCGAAATCACGCTCCGTAACTAAAATTATATCATCTAAATTAATCCAAATACGCCGCATCATTTTACCTCTTATAATACCCATACTTTCTTTAATCTCCCAATCAATATTATTAGTTTTTAAATTTAATTGAGGAATATAATAATTACATGAAATTTTTCCCGAACCTAAAATCTTTGTTACTTTAGCAAAATATTGGTCTTCACTTGGAATATCTACAAAATTATTTTCTTGTACATTTTTCGCCCGCCTATGTTTTTTACCGCCAGTAGCGTTTTTTTTAGGCATCTTTATACAATATTAAGGTGTTATTCTTATATTGTATTAAATATAATATTTTTTATTAATATATTTAAATATATTATATGGGGGAAAAAAAAAATAAATCATCAAAAAAAACAATATTTAAAAAAACTAATAATTTTAGTAATTTTATAAATAATAATAATAATACTAAATCTATAAATGAATATTTAAATAATGATGTCAATGACGATGATAGTGGCGATGACGATGATAGTGACGATAACGATGATAGTGACGATAACGATGATAGTGACGATAACGATGATAGTGACGATGACGATGATAGTGACGATAACGAACTAGAAAGTAATTTGTCTATAGATGATTTTGAAATTAATGACCTAAATAATATATGTTTTATACAAAATAGATTAAAATTTTTGTATCATTTATTTAAAAAAAACAAATATTACAAAAAAAATATTTATAATTTAATAAATTATTTAAATAATAAAAATAATTTACAATTTAATGAAGGTTTAATAAATAATTATAATTATAATATTAATATTGAAACCCTAAATAACTTTGTAAATGATTATAAACTTATATTAACTGATAATATTATAGTACATAAATTTACAAAATTTACTAAATTATACAATAATTTAATAAAATTATCAAAAAAAATTGGATTAAATAATTTAGAAGAACTATTATATTTAAATTATAATACCAAGTTATCTACCATTTATAATGATAATGATAATGATACTAATAATGATTTTGATATTATTAATATAATTAATAACCACTTTAATATCAATAGTTATGATATTTATAACCATATTTATAATGAAACGAATGAAACTAATGAATCTAATGAAACGAATGAATCTAATGAAACGAATGAATCTAATGAATCGAATGAATCTAATGAAACGAATGAAATGAATGAAACGAATGAAACTAATGAAACGAATGAAACTAATGAAACGAATGAAAATAAACTAGTAAAATATAAATCTAATAATTTAAATGAACATGATAAAGTAATTAATTATATTAACTATCATAATATATATATAAATAGTGATAATAAAGAACCATCAATTAAAACACAGAATAATTCTGTAATTACACCTAATAATGAAATAGGTAATTATTCGTGGAATAAAAAAGATGGACATATAAATAAAGTCACATCTAATTTATATATAACTAATTCTAAAAAAAATAAATTAACATTAGTTTTTCAATATTTAAAAATATATATTAAATATAAAAAAACAATTATAATATTAGATGGTAGTTTTAATAATGACTCTATAAATTTAATAAATACAAATATGTTTATTAAAAAAAAAATAAGTAGTTTAAAAAAAAAAATAAAAAATTTAAATATCGACAAATGTTTTAAAGCGTCATATATTGAACAAATAACTATATCTGAACTATTATTATATGATGAATCTAATATTATAGAAATTATGTTTAATTCGTATAATAAAATACTATCATTTAAAAATAATAAAATTTCAAATATATTAAAAGATTTTACCAATAGTAATATTGACACACAATTTAACACTATTAAATTATTATTATTAATGAAAAATGATATTAAATATCAATGTATAATAGATTTGTTATATGATATGATTAATAATGAAACATTTACCATAAATCAACATTATTTATGTGATTATTTATATAATAATTTAAATTATAATTTACAACATTTATTAAAAAATAATTACAAAAATATAACTAATTATAAAAATAAATTAGATTATAATCTAAATATTTCGTATGAAAAACAAATCTATTTATTAAATGTATCTGATAATATTAAACAAAAAGCATTAGAAAAATTAAATGAAATTAACAATAAGGGTAATGATAATTCATACAAAGCACAGCAATATTTAGATTCATTAGTTAAAATACCATTTAATATATACAAAAAGGAATATATTTTTAATTATTTAGATAATTTTAAAAAAGATATTCATATATTAATTAATTCTATTATATTTTTTTGCGAAAATAACAATAATATTTTATTTAATAAATTATATAGTTTATGTAATAATAACTTTAATAAAAATATGTTATTTGAAAATATAAATAAATTTATTAATACAATAAATAATATTAATAATGAGATTTTATTAGAATTAAATATAAACAAATTAGTTGATTTTTTTATAAATAATAGCTCTGTAAAAGAAATTAAAAATAATATAATTTATATAAATACCCATAAGTTATCACCTATTAAAGTAAATAATACTAAAAAAAAATATGGTAATGATATTAAAAAAATATTAAAGTCTAATATTGATTTAAATATTAAATATAAAATAATAACTATAATCAATAATATATGTAAAAATATAAATACACCGTATATTAAATCAGATAATGATATAAATACACATATTAAATTAATAGATACATATAGTATAATAAATAAAGATATAAATAATTATTATATCGAATTAAATAAATATATCGATAATAGAAAAAAGTATTTATTAAATGTCAAAAAAATATTAGATACTGCTATTTATTCACAGATGGATGCTAAAAATGAAGTTAAAAGAATAATTGGACAATGGATGAATGGTAATATGAATGGATATGTATTAGGGTTTGAGGGACCACCAGGTATA